TTCTCTCGCCTGTAAAAAGAGTGTGGGCCTTGACCGGCACACCTACACCAAATGCGCCTACAGACGCTTATGGAATCGCTAAACTCGTAAAGCCTGAGAACTACAATGGCAGTTTCACACGGTTTAAAAACGATACAATGATGCAGCTCGGCCAGTTCAAGTGGGTAGCCCGTAATGGCGCAGAACAAATGGTGAACAGCATCCTGTCGCCTGCTATAAGATTCGCAACAAGAGATTGTATTGACCTGCCACCTACTATTTACCATGAGCGACAGACGGAGTTAACAGGGCAGCAGAAACACGCTCTGAAGCAGCTTGAGCGCGAAGCCGTCACCGAGATAGGCGACAAGACCATAACAGCAGTAAACGCAGCGGTGCTTATAAGTAAGATAGTCCAGGCATCTTGTGGCCTTGTTTACGCCTCTGATGGCTCAATAGCAGAGCTTGACTTCGGCCCCCGACTTGACGTTCTTAAAGAGTGTATAGAAGAAGCACAGGGTAAAGTGATTGTGTTTGTGCCGTTTACCGGTATGCTTGACGCGCTTGTAAAAAAGCTTCAGACACGGTGGACATGCGAGACTATAGACGGCGGCGTTACAGCCAACAAGCGCAACGACATATTCCAAAGGTTCCAGAACAGCACTGACCCGCACATCCTTGTGGCTAACCCTGGGACTATGAGTCACGGTCTTAATCTTACTGTAGCCGACACTATAATATGGTACGCTCCTATCTGGTCAGGAGAAATTTATCCACAGGCAAATGCAAGAGTAGAGCGCCCCGGACAAACCAAGACTACTAATATTGTCCATATCTTCGCTACGTCTACAGAGCGCAGGGTTTTTCAGGCACTAAAAGAAAAAGGCAAACTTCAGGACGCCGTTCTTGAGCTTGTTAAAAAAAGTGCTTGACAGCCTACAAGTTGTAAGATAGTCTACACAAAAAACAAGGAGACGAGGATATGACAATTACAATCGATCAGGTAGTAGGTAAGTATGTAGAGACAAGGGCAGAGATCAAGCGTCTTGAAACTGAGCTTGAAGAAACACTGAAACCACTTAAAATTTTACAGGAGAAAAGAGAATCGTGGCTATTGCAGCAGCTTGGAGAACTCGGCCTCAAGAACGCCAAGACCGAGTATGGTACAGTCTACAAGGCTCGTAAAGAGTCAGTGACAATGGCTGAATGGGATGCCTTTGTAGATTGGGTCAAGGCTAACGACAAGTTTGAGTTTCTTAACAAGGCAGTAAACAAAACCGCAGTTCTGGAGATGATGGGCGAAGAACGTGACCAGCCTATTCCTCCAGGTGTAAACTATGTATCAATACAAACCGTAAACATTAGAAAATCTTAGGAGCTAAAAAATGAACACACCTAAAGTAATCGAAGCTGATAGCAACCTGCTTGCAACACTTACTGCCGAGTTCCCCGAACTTGCGTTCTTTAACGAAGAAGCTATGACCGGCCTTGCTATAAGCCAGCCGCCATCTATCGGGCTTAATGGCACCCGCTTTGTAGTCAAGGAAGGTGGCGAGGAAAAGACTCTTAACCAGCTTACTATCGCCTGCGTAGTCCTCAGAGCCAAAGCTAACATGGAAAAAGTATGGTACGCCACAGGCTTTACACCGGGGCAGGAGCCTAAGATGCCTGACTGCTTCTCTACCAATGGCGCTACCCCTGACCCTCAGTCAGTAATGAAGCAGTGTGAAAACTGCGCCGGGTGCGCTCAGAATCAGTTCGGTACAGCTAAAGACCAGAACGGTAACTTCACCAAAGGCAAGGCTTGCACTGACAGCAAGATTATAGCTATCTTCACAAACGGCACTGTGTATAAGTTCAAGATCCCCCCCGCGTCGCTAAAGAACTTCGCAGCATATGTAAAGTCACTGACTGCGCGTAATATCCCACTGGCCGCCTGCCAGACTGCTATAGGATTCGATCCTGGGTTCAGTTACCCGGTTCTTACATTCAGCTTCGACGGTATGCTCGCTGCTGAACAGGTTCGCAAGGTTGTAGGGCTTATTTCGTCTGAAGAAGTTATGGACGTTATTAATACTCCCGCCCCCAAGATGGCACTTCCTACACCAAAAGCCGCCGAGCCTATAGCTCCCCCGGCTAAAGAAGAAGTTATCGAAATAGCAGCGCCTGTCAGCTCACTCGCAAGTAAAAGAGCCGCGAGCAAACCCACTCCGGTAGAAACAGCCAAACCTGCTCCTGCTAACACACTGTCTGATGATGATATAGCCGCCGAGCTTGGCCTTTAGGAGAGACTATGAAGGACTTGATTGTAGCGGCTGGACTTTCAGTAACAGAGGTTGCAGAGCTTGCGGATGTATCACGGTCGTATCTGTACGATAGGTTTGAGGGAACTACTGTGCCACACCCTATAATATGCGAACATATAGACAGCCTTTTTGAAAAAATAAAAGGCGCGCTAAACGCTGGAAAACTGCCGCTTCCTTCAAGTATCCGGCGCAAAGAACGAATGGCTGTCCTTAAAAAAGTGCTTGCGGATTTCTAACTGGCTTTAATATACTTGGACGGTTGACTCTAACCGTCCAAGCTCTCCATAGGTGACTTCCATGTTTCAGTTTTTTAAGAAAATCCTCCCGACAAAGGGAATCTACTGTGTCGGAAAAGTATCGCCATACTTTAATAAAAAGAAACAGACTATGGAGTATCCGGTAAAGCCTCACTTCTGGAACACTGTAGAAGACGCTTTCAAATGTGCTGAGGCTCTTGAAGCCGCTGGCGAAACTGTCTATATGGCGCAGGCTACATTCAAAGCCCCTGTGGACAGGACGCAGGAGAACGCTCTGTTCCTGAGATCATTCTTCATGGACATAGACTGCGGGGAGGAAAAGCCTTATCCATCACAAGCCGCAGGGCTTGAGTCTGTCAAAGTATTTTGCGCTAAAACAGGACTGCCATATCCGGCTATGGTTAACTCAGGCAACGGGCTCTATGCTTACTGGCCCACTGATACTGACATGGCGCCTGACCAGTGGAAAACTTTGTCACTCACTTTGAAGAAGATAGCCGCAGCAGTCGGTTTTATTTACGACACTACCAGAACATCAGACTCAGCAAGCGTTCTACGGCCTGTAGGCTCGTACAACAAGAAATCAGAAAAGAAGCTTGTCCATGTTATTAACGACTGCGAAGTTTTTCCACTTGAACAGATTATAGATATAATAAGACGATCCGCAGAGAATCTCCAGATAGATGTAAAAAAGCTCAAAGCTCCAACAAAGAAGGGACTTAACAGTGAGTTCCTCGAAGGCTTCAGCGGCCCTCCTGCTGATCCTGAACTTATAGCGGATGGGTGCGCTCAGATACGCGCTATGAGAGACGCTAAGGGCCAAGTTACGGAGCCTATATGGTACGCAGCTATAGGCGTTCTCAGGTACGCTATGGAGGGTCACAAGGTCATTCACGAGTGGTCTGAGGGGCATGAGAACTATTCATTCGAAGAAACAGAGTCCAAGATCGAGCAGCACAAAATGCCCCCTACAACATGCGCTTACTTTGGGGAACTCAATCCCTCAGTATGTATAGGGTGCAGGCACAACAACAAGATAAAAACGCCGGTGTCACTTGGCAGAATATCCCCAAGAGTCGAGCTTCCAGAAGACAGATGCGCACCGCCGGAAGGGTTCGAGGTTACAGAAGACGGTGTCTATTACAAGGCAGACAACATCAGGGTTTATGGCTACGACATTTACCCGTCGAATATCTCTTATGACGTAATGCTCGGCTACGAGGTCATCACCTTCAGGCACAAAATGCCGCATGTCGGCTGGTCTGAGTTTACAATGAGGTCGGCGCTGCTTCACGACCCCAAGACGTTTTTTATGTGTCTGCATGATAATCATGTCCAGATAGTTGGGCTTCAGGAGAAAAAGTTCATGGGATCATATCTTGAACAATATGTAAACAAGCTGAGAGCTATGAAGAAAGTCACCACGCTCTATTCTCAGATGGGTTGGCACGGCCGGGAGTTCGTGCTTGGTAGTGAGCTTCTCAAAGCAAACGAAGACTCGGAGACTATAGGACTCGCAGCGCAAGTCCCCCACGCAGTCAAGGGCATAAAAGAATCAGGCGACAGAGACATATGGGTCGAAGCCACCAAGATATTCAATAAGCCGGACATGGAAGCCCATGCCTTCATGTTTCTCGCCGCAGCGTTTGGCGCCCCTCTTATGCAGTTCACAGGATACTCCGGCGCTCTTATATGCGGCGTAGGCCGGTCAGGAGCTGCAAAGACTCTTATGTCTGAGTGGGGCGCTTCAGCCTGGGGCGACCCGAAGGCTCTCACCATGTATAAGGAGGACACCAAGAACAGTATCGTCGGCAGGCTCGGAGCTTATGGCTCGCTGCCGCTTACCATTGATGAGGTGTCTAACCTTGAGGCGCTTGACATATCAGACCTGCTTTATAAAGTTACGCAAGGGCGAGATAAGGTCAGACTTAATCGCAGCGGTATGGAGAGAAGTAATCCTAATCAATGGCGCACAATCGCGGTCGTCTCGTCCAACCACTCACTTGCAGAGAAGCTTGCCACACTCAAAGCAGACGCATCTGCTGAACTTAATAGAATGCTTGAATTTGCAGTCCGCAAACCCGCAGCGCTCACAAAGACAGATAATGCCGACCCC